CAGCCACTCCGTTGAATGCGGCCGAGGGACTAAGTCCTGAGTAAGTGCTGTCCGCACTTGCCGTGCCGCCATACTGAGCCACACCTCCGACCTTGAATGCTACCTCTGCCGCCCCCCAGTACGCCGACTCGGCCAGGGTCACATAGATTCTCCAGTAGCGGAAACCCACACCACCCCCTCCCGCAGAAAAGCGGTACGGATTTAGCAACATTACGCAGGCACTCCAATAAAGTAGACTTTCAGCCCTTTTGCCGTACCGTCACCAACCTGGTCAATATCTATGGTTATCTCGGCGTCGTTGGCCAGGTCTGGGTCGGAAATTACAGCCGCAGTTGCGGCTGTTAGGCTGGTTTTCTCGGAGTTGTCGATTGTCAGTTTCGTCGACAGGATCGAAGACCCACCTTCGTTAATGTCGACGGTTAGAATTGACCCGGATGTCTGTGGCGTTGTCAGCGAGGCTCGGACTGCCGTCAAAGTGAATGCGTAAGGCATCCTGAATGTTACTTTTCCAGACCCAGTCGTGAGGGCTGTCGTCTCGTCCGAACAAGCGACGGGGATGCACTGTGGGCCTGACGAGCCGCCTCCACCTCCTGCAAGTGCAGAGACTGCTACCTTCTTACTCACTCCACCCTGTACGATCTCTGCCAGCTCAGTTCCGGCAAGTGGGGTGGTGGCTGCAGGTAGCTCACTTATCTTCTTGGCCATCTATTTACTCCGTTATACGGGTTTCACCCGCCTCAGTGATTCGATCTTCACCATCTTCAGTGAGTCGAGTTTCGCTCCTGACGTATTCAAACTCGTGTGAAGCCGATTGCCAACTGGTTATCCCGTCACGCACAGATGTGACTTTGACTCTGACCAAGCCATCGCCGCTTGGGGATAGCGTCGCAGTGGTTCCGGTAAGGCCGGTTTGACTAGCCAAGACGGCGCTGTCGCTGACGCGCACCATCTGCACGGTGTAGGTTGTTCCAACCTCTGGTCCAATGTTGCCCTGGGTGTAGTCGACCAGAGTTGCGGTTTGTTGGGTGCGGTCCCTATGAGCCCAAGATACGTTGACGCTGACCCCTTCGACTGTTGCACTCGGGTAGTACAGCCCGTTGATTTTGAGCTGACCTGGTGGATACGGACGACTGGCTCGATTAGCAAGGGTCAGCTGGATCGCAGTGGCCCCAGACAGCGCCAGCACCCCGTAGCCGGTCTGAGGTAATGCCTTGTAATGGACCACCTCGCCGCTGACACGCTCAATCTTATCGTTGGCCGAAAAGCCACCGCTTGCAAAGTAGAACCGAGCCCCTGCGGCATGCTTCGCAGGTACTGTGTCCAAGACCCCACGGTTGATCCCGACAACACCCGTGTTCTCGTCAAACGATATGACCTGCACAACCTCGTCGTCGATGTAGGCGTAGCCGTTGATCTGCATCAGATCAAGGTCGATGCCGTTGTTCAGCGTCACGGTAGTGTTGGTGTAGCTGATGTCGGCAGCCAGGGTCCCACTTGGGTTGAATGGGGAACGACCTGAAGTCTTACTGTAGGTCCCACCCGAGGTCGGGCTGTAATGCAGCTCATAACCGTAGGCGTCACTGGTCGGCTTCACCGCCAACAACTGACCGAATCCGTAGCTTGGCCCGAAGTTAGCCCGGTCAGCCTCGGGTACGTTCATAATCAGGTCCCAGTATGGAACCTCGACAGTCCGCTGAGCTGCTACAGGACTTGGCGGATTGATCGGGTCGACCCATCCGCTCGGCTGCTGGCTGGTGTATGCGGATGTCGGTAGGCCGAACACATCCTCAACCGCTTCAATCTGAATCGAACCGTCAACCAACGTACCCTTGTTGATTGAGACGACACGCATGGGTACGCCAGCCAGGCCCAGGCGCGGCCATGTGAAGGCGAAGGCGGTGCCTATACCCCAGTTCCAAGCCACGCGGTTGCAGGTGAGGGTGACCTTGGCCAGGGGGGAGGATGATGTGTTCAGGTCTCGCATGGCGACGCGCGTGGCCAGGGCGTCATTGCGAATGCCACGGTACTCGCGAGTAACTGGGATTATCCCACCCTGCGCTTCGATACTCGACAGGTCCTGCACGGTGATTGACTTGTCTTCCTCGTTGCGACCGGTGTAGATCACGGTGACCTGGTTAGCCGTGTCTCCCCAGGCTGCACGCTGGAAGCTGTCGAGTGAGAGGACGTTGCTGGGGTTCAGCTGCGGCAGATCACCTACGACGTAATCGTCACGGATCAACTTCAGCTCGAACTTGCCAGTGGCCAGGTCCAGATACAGCGAGCCGTTGATATGGTCGAGAACTATGCCGATGAAGTCGCTGATCGAGGTCTGCTCACTCCAAAGCATCGACAGGCCGAAGCCTTCGTCGTAGAGCTTATCTGCGGCCGTGGTGAAACTGGCGCCGATGTCGCTCGACGAATAGCCCATACCCCAGTTGGTGTCAGTCAGACACTGGTAGATGATGTGGGCCGGGTTCATGTCCAGTGTGTTGATCGTCGCTTTGCTCGAATACCAAGCCTCGCCGGTACTCCAGCCTTCCAGAATGCGACGCACACGCCACCACGGCGACTTGAAATAGGGGTTCATCGCCGACCAGTAAAAGCGGCGGAAGACAGCACTTAGGACACCGCGATATGCAGGAGTGTTCGCCCCACGGAATCCCTGCAGGTAAGCGTTAACCGGTTGAGTCGGGCCACCCATCATAATGTCGATGGTGCCGGCCACACCCCCTTCGCGGGACTCCCCGCCGAACAGCTCGGGCTGGTTGACGCTGATCGAGCCGTTGGCGGTTACGCTACCTGACCAGGCTGAACGCTCACCGACGATCAGCTGTGTCACGGCATCGACTGGGCCGTGACACAGCACTGCATGGACGCCCAGGTAGTATTTGTAGCCGACTACTACTGGATCAGAATCTTGACTCATTCGATGCCCAGCCTCTGCTTAGCGTGGGTTACGGCAGCTCGGACCATCTCGTCGTCCATCTGCTCGAAAACTGATAGGTCGATACCTTCGCTGATGAACAGCGACCAGTCCAGCCCGTGACGCTCGAAAAATTGACGAGCACCCTTGTTGCAGTAGCGCAGTTCAGAGATGTCGCGGTGGATCAGCTTGGCTACCTCACTCATTTCTTACCACCTTCAGACATGATCGGCACAACGCGGGCGTCCATATAGTCGACAATGTTCGGCGACCTGATGAGCACAGTGCCGAATACGACCGGGATGCAGGAGCCAGCCTCGGCAGTCGGCACGTCGAGCTTGCCTGCCACGGCGTTCTGCGGCTTCGGCATCATGCTCGCCGTGATCGCGTAAGACACGATGAGCATGACGACAGCAATGGCAAGTTGGACCCACATGATCAGTCACCTCAGAAAATAGCAGTCCCGCCGAACGGGTTCTTGGTCGGAATGAATGGCATGCCACCAAAATTAGCCACGTTGCTGAACTTTGGGCAACCGGCTACCCCGAGGGTATGGTCGCATCCAGGATAAAGCGTGACCAGTTGTCCTCCAGAAAGACCTAGAGGTGAAGACGACAAAACTATCTCCCCGGTCGAGGACGACGTGCGGATCATGCGCTTCTCGGTGTTACCGTTAGTCTCGTTGACCCATGTGACGTACCCACCGGAGAAGTAATTCGTCGGCTTACCTGCGGCACCGTTGACCTGCAGCGTAAGACCTGACACGGACTGATTGGCATGCACCTCTTTCCACGCATCCCGATTCACACCGCAGGGTGCGCTGAACAGTGCGTGTGGACATTGAAGCTGATACCGACGACGCAAGCCAGCCCTGCGCAGCGACGAGAACACGCTTTCACCAGTCAACTTGACGTATGGACCTGACCATTCGGCGTTGATGATCCTACCCTTCCACAGAGTCACGAACTCGTCGTCACCGTACTGCTGACCGAAAAGCGTCATGGTGACGACTTCGCTCGGCGGCTGAACTCGGAACACCTCGCCAATCTCGGCGTCACGCGGGAATGTGAAGTCGAGCGAACATTTGTCGGTCTCAGCAGTTGGCTGGATGTCACCTCGGCCGCACGGGACTGCTTTGAACGTGGACGCGAGGTAGACAATGTCCCGGTCAGAGCTGGTATAGCGCCAAGTGTTACCGGCGTAGCCGACCTCATACAGTTCAATCGGTCTGCCGCTGTCCCGACTGGTCTCAATCAGGTCGTAGCTCATTCTTTCACCGTGATCAGAGTTGTCTCTACCGTAGCAACTTCGTTGCTTCGCCACACGATGTCAACCTTGTCGGTGGCTAGGCGACTCATATTCAGAATGTGAAGCGCTCTCACGTTGCTGACCGGTACGGAAACCCCGATGGCCGAGTCCATCTGTAGGCGGGTGACGCCGACAGTCGAACTGACCCCAACCAGTTCACGGTAGAAGGTCTGCCCATCCTCGGTGCGAAGGCAGATGTTGTTCCGCGCAGCGTCGAGACCGACCATAGAGGAGAACTCGTTGTCAGCCACTTCGATGAAAATATCAGCCGATCCGATGTTAGTCACGACCCTGAAGTCCAGGTGCCAGGACGGAACCCATAGTGGCTTGGCTTGTCCGCGAAGGCGACCGAGCATCTGGCGGAAAGCCAGAACCTCTGCTCGATCCCTCAGCAGCCAGGAATAGCGGCGGATGATCCGTGGGAACGACTCAGTCCGATCCCAGGTTATGGCGCCAGTGTTCTGGTCGATTACATCGAACGCATACTCGAAGGTGTTATCCAGCGGCCTGATCCAGTTCGGCTGGCGGGTGAGAACCTCCATGCCCTGGTACAGCACAGGGGCTGCTGCAGTTGGGGTGTAGGGGTCAGTCTCGACAGGACTGGTCGCAATGCGGATAGACGCAGTCAGTACGTTTCCGGTGTACCTCTGAGTTGGAACTGCGTTTGGCAGGTGACCGAGGTTTGCTGGATAGACTGGTGTATCGAGCGGCCAGGGTGCTTCCAGTGGACGATTCAGCACCACGGTGCTGCCCGTTACACTGTCAATCTCAGCTACCTCATAGTCGGTCGTGCCGGCGAACAGCACCAGTAACCCGCCTGGTGCAAAGCTGTACATAGAGGCGTTTAGGTTCAGGACCGTGTCACCCTGGTTGGCAGACGAGGTTAGGCGCGTCTTGTCGCTCCATACCGGGACGGCGTATAGCCGGTTCTGCCAACCCCACAGCAGGTTCTCGAATAGCGCAGTGTTCTCGCGAAAGATAGCGGCGCTGTACTCGAACGAGCGGCGAGCCTTGGTTCGCAACGAGCGGCGCTGCTCGCTGCCGTCGAACGAGCGCAACACGTCAGTTCGCCACTCCAGTGACTCTGTGTATCCGTTCTGCTTCCAGTTCGGGCCGAACGGGAACACAACCACGCGGCGTCCAGTGACGCCAGCCTCGTACCACTCGCCTCCGATCTCCCACCTCAGTTGCGCGTCAATCACCGGGGGTCCGTCAGTGGTGACGGCCACGGTGTATATGATCTCCTCGATAGCCTTGAGGGTATAGGGGATAGCTACGGGTTCGGTTACCTGTATGCCCGCATAGTTGATCTGCTGGAAGTCGGTCATCGCCTTACTGACGAAGAAGCCGTTCCAGACCTTGATCTGGCGGGTCTGCGTGGTCAGCACATTGCCGAGGTCCAACTGGGCAGGTTCAATCAGGATGCGGTTGTAGAAATCACTGTTGCCACCGGAAGCCTTGGCCTCAACCCCACTCACCGTCACCTTAGCCTCATCAACAGGTTGGGTGTCGGTTCTCACACCAGCGGCAGCCGGTGATATGGCGTAGCCACTCAGCGAAATTACATGGTCGCTGGCGCTAATGATGTTTTGCGTCTGGTTCGCCCTGAAGTCGTCAACCAGTATGCTCGCAGCTTGAGTGCCGGATACGGTAGCCATTCAATTACTTCCGGTAGGCCATGCCGATGTTCATCGAGTTGATGTATCCAGAAGCCACGGAACCACCTGAATTTTTCGCCGATAGCGGAAAAACCATCCAGTCGGTGAGGATTGTGTCGACTGGGTTGAGGTTCGTGATGTTGATGTAGGCAGCGTTGCTCACGCGCCCTAACGGTATCCAGTAGGACGGCCGTGTGTCGTCCTCAAGTCCCAGCAGCACTTCGATTGGGACCAGGGCTGCACGACCGTTGTAGGCGTTCGGACTGCGGTCAATCATGTACCTTGTGAGCATGGGCAATCCGACTGCTATGTTCCCCGTGGCAGAGTCTTTCCCGAATACAGCTACTTTCTGAGATAGGTAGTCAGCCCTGATATGACCGAAGTTCCATACGCTGCCAGAAGCCGAAGCGTCGAACGGTCGAGAATGATACGGTGCGGAGTCCCATGGGTAGAAATTAGCGCCATTGGTACTGCTCCTATTCCAATATGTACCAGAGACATACACCCCTCCAACCCACGATCCGTACTTTTCCAGATAACCCACGTTGATATGCTGGAAGACTCCACCAAGCCATTCGACGACGCAATGTGAGCCGTTTCCGTCGCTGAACATATGGTAAGTGATCGGCGAAGTACCAAGCTCAATGCCTTGCGAGGACTGGGAGCAAGAGGTTTGCGCATTTATTCGCCCGCTCGTCGGGTTGTTGGTCGAGCTATTTAGCCATATGAAATCGGGGGATGTCGTTTTCCAAGCCAACAACATGCACTGAGAGTCCCGCAGCAAAGCGCGAGCGGTGTAGTTTATCGAGCCATAGTCGTTATCCGGGCTTCCAGCGGTCGATGAGAACGTCCAGGAGTTACCAAGCGTAAAACCACCTTGACTGGTCAACCAGCTGATGAAGGTGTCAATCAGGTTCTGCGTGCTTCCCGGCACGCCAGTTTGATATGCCATGCGAATTACTCCAAGCGGAATGCTGCGTATTCCCACGCATCGGTGCGATAGGTGTTCTGCACAACGAGATGGTTGACCCCACCCACCTGGACAATGTTCTCACTGGGGTTGGCAATACCACTTACCATGAACACGCCCTCAAGATCACCGATGACACCAATTGTAGGGCTGCTGGTGTGTAGGGTTACGGGGAAAATAACGTAACCGGCGCCATCCAGGGTCGTGTGCAATCGAAGGTCACGAAACGGGGTGCTGCAGTTCACAACTCCACCTGGGTTCTCGGAACTTGAGTAGTCATAGTTCGCGAAGTTCATCCAGGTGCCGGCCTTGTCGCGAACCTTCATGGCGTTGTGCGGATTGAAGAACGCTCGGTGATAGCTTCCGTTAACCGCAGCACTCTGGTTATCCGACCATCGACGATTCACTACTGAGTGACTCCCACCGACGACCAGTGGGTACGGGTACTCACTTGGAGTGCCGGTCGGCAGCAGGAACCCCATGTAGGCTGACTGATAGACGGTCGACACTTTGACCACGAGCATGAAACGGCGCCCATTGGCGATGAACCAGTAGGGCATTATCCCGTTGGACATGCAGACGTTGACGCTACCGGAGCTTACGCCAGGCATGAGGCTGACCCGAGACTGGGTCTCCAGATAACCAGACGCCCCGAATAGTTCGAGGTTGTAGTAGTCGGCGCCAGAGTTGAAGTAGCTACGCAGGCCAACGTAAATCTGATCGGTCCCGGCGTTACCCAAGCCTCGCAGGAACACATGCACTTCGTTCGCCACTGGGACCGTCTGTTTGATCAGCTCCCAAGCCTGACCTGCCGCGACTAGTGTTCCGGCATGACTGCTGAACACAACCTGGTCGGACAACACAGCTGCACCCGATACGTTGGTGAGCAGGAACGCCACCTTGCCGTTGTCGTATGGGACCCCGACAGTAGCTGCAGCCTGCGCACCACTGACTGAACCGGTGACGCTGAACGTGCCGCTTCCAGCGTTGGTGCATACCAGGGTCCAGGTCTCATCGACTGCAGTCGGTTTGGCCTTCAGGTAGCGAGGCCACACACCACCCGAGCCGCTTAACGTCGGATAGCCGACACCCGTGAGAAAGCGTACCAGGCGCAGCATCAGGTCTTCGTGACCCGATGCGTGCGGAACACCGCTTCCGTTGCTGATCAGTACGGCCATGTCATCCCACCAATTGCTTGAGCTGGGACCGGTTGGCCCGCAGCACGTTGAAGATTGCCTTGGTGCCTTCAGACGTGGACATACCCTCGGACACCACGCTGGCACTGTCGACCATGTTGATCACCTTGATGTCCTGTGGCTTCGATCCGCCTGAAGCACCGCCGTTGAGTACGTTACGCGGATCGTCAGCTGCGAGGACTTCTTCGTTCCGCTGCAAGATAGCTGGATATTCGCTTGGAGCCAACCCTACGACACCCCCAGTGTGGTAGCGCGGAGCCCCGGTGAACCAGGAAGACGGGACGTTGCGGTTGCGGCCTGTGCCACCCTTACCGACCACGGCGCCATCGTGAGCGACCATCCCGTTGACGAAGCTCGACAATGCACCACCAGCGCCACCATCACCAGCGCTCTGCAGCGCGTTCAAGATGAGCTGCTTGATGATCATCAGGGCGATCTGCTTCAGGAAGTCTGCTGCGAACTGCAGGAAGCTGGTGCGCAGTGCGTCAATAGCGCTGGCACCCTCGGCGATCTGCTGGGCGAAGTTGTCGAATGCGGCGGTGCCCAGCTCGGCAATCATCTCGTTGGCCTGGGCCACGCTCAACAGCTCGTCCTTCACTCCGACAGTGCCTGCTGCGATGGCGTCCATCTTGGCCAGGTACGTTTCCAGCTGCTCGGGGGAACCGAAGATTTGCTGGTTAGCAATCGCCCATTCCTTCGCGGCCATTGCGGCAGCCTGGATCGTCGGAACCATGCGCTCATCGACAGCTGCGACCTTCTCCTTGGCCTGCAGCTCGGTGAGTAGCCCGGCCTCCTGTTGGGTCTGGATCGTTTCGAGAAGTTGGCTGCGCAGAGCAATCTGGTCGTTCAGGTTCTTCTCGCGCCGGTCCAACTCCTCAGCGTTGAACTTGAGCGTCTCTTGGGCCTTGAGGGCCTCGATATACCGAGCCAAGGTGGCCTTCATACCTGCAGCCTGAGCCTCACCGCCAGGTAGCTTGCTCAGCTTCTCGATCTTGGCGAAGACTTTCTGGTACTCAATGTCGATGGTACGCAGGCGATCTTCGAGACTGAGTTTCTCGTTCTTCGCGATCTTCGCTTCGGCAGCGGCCAGGGTATTGGTCAGCTGTTCGGCCAGGCGGATACGCTCGTTGACGAGCTTCTCGTATGCCTTCTTCGCCTTCTCAGCCTCTTTGTCGGCGTCAGCAGTGTCGCCGGTTGCACCAGGCTGTACACCGGGGCTCTGCGTGGCAACAGCCTTGGTCTTCTGCTTAGCGAGTTCCTCGCGGGCCTTCTTCGCGGCCTCTCTGTCGTCCTTGTTAAACCGGTTTATATTTTTTTCTGCCCATACTTTGATTGC